CATTAGAATTCTTTAAAAATACTCTACCATTTTTAATTTTTTTCCAAGATCTATCATTTATTAAAAATAATTCTTTAACTATCTTATTGAAAAATAAGTTTTTAATTTCTATTTCAGTTTTTTCTTTATCGAACCAATCAGGAATTAAATCTTGATCTATTTTTAATTTCCAATTATTTATGTCATGATTAAAAATATTATTATTTATTGGAATATATTCTACTCTAACAAAATCAGGTTTTAAAGTAGTATCATTTAAGTTATTGTTTTTTATAATATCTTCATGAGAATCAGAATTTAAATCATATAAAATTTCATCTTTTGTTATTACTGCTGAAAAAAATTGACACATTTTATTTCTCCTTTTTAAAAAAATTATTTAATTAACTGCCTTATATTATCTTATCGGTTAAAAAAAAATTTACAACGGTTTTATTTTTCTTTTATATAATATTATAACTCAATTTTTTAAAAAGTAAAGAATTATTTTCATTTTTTTTACATTTTTTTATATTTTGCTTAAAAAAAATAAAAAAAAAGGTTATATATATATAAAGGGGTAAAATAAATTAAAAATTTAAATCTAATAAAAGGTCTATCATGAAATCGATTAAAAAGAAAGAAAATATACAAAAGGTTAAAGCTAAATCTAAAAAAGTTAAAGCTAAATCTAAAAAAGTTAAAGTTAAAGAAACTAAACCTAAATTTAAAAAAGTTGAAACTAAAATACAACTTCCAAAAAAAAGAGGTAGACCAAAAAAACCAGTAGGTAGAAATACAAAATATGATCCGACATGGATGGATGCTACAACAGAGCAATTACTTGCAGAGGGGTATTCAAAAGTCGCTGTAGCAGCTGAATTGGGAGTTTCAAAAGGAACGATACTTGTCTGGGAACAGAAACATGAAAGTTTTTTTAATGCTGTAGAGCGGGGAATGGCAAAATGTCAGATGTGGTGGGAAGATAAAGGTCGTAATCAGTTCTTAGATGAGAAATTTAATTCACAGATATATAGTCTTATAATGAACAATCGATTCGGATATTCTAAAAAGATTGAAACTGTTAATGATACAAAAGTAACTCATAGTGGGAAAGTGAAAATAAAAAATGAATCAGATCCAACTAGACTCGCAGAAGTCCTTAAGGTTCTTATCGACTCTGGTGTCTTCGAGCAAATTTCTAAAGAAGAAATTACAACCAAAACTGACTAAATATATTATTCATCAACCCACACCTAAGCAGACGGCATTTTTATTATTAGATTGTTTAGATGCTTTTTATGGTGGAGCAGCAGGTGGTGGAAAATCAGATGCTTTATTAATGGCAGCATTACAATATGTAGATGTTTCAGGCTACAATGCTTTGTTAATAAGGGATACTTATAAAAATTTGAATGATCCTGAAGCACTAATGACTAGATCTCATGAATGGTTACAAGGAACTGATGCACATTGGAGTGGTGAAAAACATAGATGGACTTTCCCTTCTGGAGCAAGTGTAAGTTTTGGTTATTTAGATGGTCCAAATGATCATTTTAATTATAAATCAGCAGCTTATCAATTTGTGGGAATAGATGAAGTAGTTAGTATAAGAGAACATCAAGCTCTTTATTTGTTTTCTCGTATGAGAAAATTGAAAGAATTACGTAGTATTCCTATACGATTTAGATGTGCTTCAAATCCTCCCCATAGAGAAGAATTAGCTAAAGGTGAATGGGTTAAAAAGCGATATGTAAATAAAAAAACTAGAGAAAATAGAATTTTTATTCCTGCATGGATGTCAGATAATCCGTATATTAATCAAGATGAATATAGAAAATCATTAAGTCAATTAGATGAAGTTACTAGAAAACAACTTGAAGATGGAGACTGGGATATTGAAGCTGATGGTTTAATGTTCAATAGAGAAGATTTTAATATAGTAGAAGTTATTCCAAAAGATGTCATTCGAGTGAGATATTGGGATAGAGCATCAACTGAAAGAAAAAAATATGTAACTGAAGAAAATCAGCCATGTGCTACTGCTGGCTGCAAAATGGCTATATCAAAAGATAAGAAAATTTATATAGAAGATATAGTAAGATTTCAGAAAAATCCTTATGACAATGAAAAAATAATTAGACAAACTGCTATTTTAGATGGAATACCTTGCAAAATATATATGGAACAAGAGCCCGGGAGTAGTGGGGTTGATACTATTGCTACTTATCGGAAATTGTTAATGGGATTTTCTTTCAAAGGTGATCGTCCAACTGGTTCCAAAATTACAAGGGCAGAACCTCTATCTTCTCAAGTTGAAGCTGGAAATGTATACTTATTAAATGGTTCTTGGATTCCGACTTTTCTTAGAGAAGCTAGTATATTCCCTAGTGGGAAATATAAGGATCAAATAGATGCTGCTGCTGGAGCATTTAATAAGTTAAGTTTTAATTCTTGTGGAATAAGAGTTAGAAGAATTTAGTGAAAATTGGAATTCTTTTGAATTATACTAATAAAGTATAATACAAGAGATTTTTAGATGGATTACTCTCGTGGTGAAATAAGAAAAAATAAATGAGGAAGTTATAATGTCTTCTGATAGTAGTAGTAATTTTGAAATAGAAGAAAAAGTAATTAAAAAAAAGAATAAAAGAATAAAAGAAAATCTAGATAATATAAAGAGAAATAAAAAGTTTAATTCAGATAAAAAGAAATTAAATATAAGAAAAAAAAGACGAGATAAAATGAAACAAAGATTTAATATTGGGGAAAAATTATAATGGGGGGTATAATAAGAAATCCTGTTAGTAGAATGGATCATTTTACTTATTATGTGACAGCGGATGAACCATTAGTAGAAAATATAATTTTTAGTAAGCCTTTTGAATTAGATGAAGTCAGATTACATCTGAGTGTAGCAATGGTGTCAGTAGTAGATTTTATTATCAGATTAAGTTCTATTTTTGGTTCAGCTTATGATGTGAAATTATTGTCTTATGCTTTTTTAGGACATCAAGATTTATTATATCAACCTACTAGACCATATAAATTTGTATATGGGGATATATTAAGTATTGAATTAAACTTTAAAAAGAATACCAATTATTATGGTCTATCAGTTCTTGGTTGGGAGGTAACGTGATAAATGGATGGTTTAATTATAGATGGTGAATATTCTGACTATGCCACCGATACAGACATGTTGAATATGTCAGAAGATATGGCCAGTGCTATTATAGGTAGAGCAGTAACTGATAAATTACATGTATGTCCGAATGGAAATGGAATAGATGGTAAATCATGGACTAATGCTTTTACTTCTATTCAAGAAGCTTTATCTGCAGCAAGTACAGATGGGAATAATTGTACGTTAATTATGATTAGTCCTCATGCTACGTTTTATGATATAAATACTACTGGTGATCTTACTTATACTGGAAATTATATACTAAAAGGATCGCATCGTAATTGGGCTAAAATAAAAAATACACATGCTTCTGCTACTAGTATGTTAAAATTTACAGGAAAAGTTGCTTTAATAGATCTTAATTTTAATTTAGGGACAGGGAGTACTAATGGAATAATACTAACCCATGGTGGTTTTAGGATTTATAATTGTCAATTTGTAGGAGAAAGTCTGACAGGAGCTGCAACAGCTATAACAATAAGTAATTCCACATCTATAAAACATGGGATAATAAAAGATTTGCATATAGATGGTCATACTTCTCATATGAAAGCTATATTGTTGGATAATGCGTCGCATAACCGTATAGAAAAAGTTTCTATACATGATTGTTTAACAGGAATACAAATTACTCATGTAGATAGTGATGAAAATGATTTTAAAAATATAGATATTGGGAATTGTAATATAGGTTTGGATTTAGATGCAGGAAATGAGCAGCATTTTGATGATATACATTTTCATGGAAATACTACTAATGTAGATGATGAGGTGGGTGATCATTATTGGTGTAATATTCGTGGTGAATTTTCTATAAAAAGTCTGCCTGATGATTTTTCTGGAGTAACTCTAATGGCTGATAATGTTGCTAATACATGGGGAAATAATGTGGAAGTAAGAGCTGCAGCAACTTCAACCAAACCATTCAGAATTGTTGGTTATGGTGTAGCTCCTAATGTTAGTCAATGGTACAAAATTCGATTAAGTGCTGATAATGGTTCTACTTATTTTGATGAAATAATATTTGATGGTAATAAAGTAAGAGGTTCTTCATTTCCATCTGGAACAGAATATATTTTTAATAAAGGAACTCAGATAGTAGCAAGTACAAAAGCTCAAACAGGAGGTGGAGATACTGTTGATATTTGGTTAAAAATACAAGAAATATAAAAAAGGAGAATAGAGATTATGGCTTTTACTGAAACATATTTACCTTGGAGTAGAAATAGGTATTTTTATTATTATGCTGCAACTGCTGGAGTGGCTACAGAATCTTTAGATGAATGTTTAAATTTATCGCATGCTTTTGAAATATGTGATGTTAGATTTCATATGTCAGCTGTTCATCAATCTACAGAATCATTAGTAGTTACTCTAGATGCTAATGCTGGTAGTCCATATGATGTTATATTAATAGATTGGTCGGCTGAATCAAAACAAGATTATATTTGGAGACCTAGTACGACTCCAATGATTTTTCAACGAGGGGATATGTTGTCTTTTCTATTGTTAAAGTCTCATGTAGATAATGGAAAAGCAGGATTAATAGTAACAGGATGGGAGATAACAGTTTAAAAAAGGATTTTGAAATGTATAATCTAGATTATTTAGAAAATATGTATCGAATGTATTCAAAAACAGCAGAGAATATATGTAAGATTCGTTGGAAGTTTATTGAAAGTACAAATTCTAAAACAGTATTAGATTATGGTTGTGGTTGTGGGTTTTTTAGAATGTATAGACCAAAGAAAATAATAGTAGATAGTTATGATGTGAATGATTACTGTGTCCAAACAGGAATAAATAGAAATCAATATGATTTAATTTGTTTATGGGATGTATTAGAACATATTAATATAGGAGAAGTAGGATATTTATTAGATAAAACTAAGTATTTAGCATTATCTATTCCTATTAAACCTGATGATATAAATATGATTACATGGAAACATTATAAACCAGGAGAACATATATTTCATTATACTGAAAAACTTTTAAATGAAACATTAGAGAAATATAACTTTAAACAAATAAAGAAGGGACAACCTGAGTGTCCCCCTAGAAAAGATATACGGAGTTTTATTTATGAAAAAGTTAATTCTTAGACATGGTTTAGATGTTGGTGATGTTCTAATGATGACTATTGCTGTTAGAGATTTACATCTAGCTCATCCCGGTAAATATTTAACAGATATAAGAACTAGATGGCCTGATTTATGGTTAAACAATCCTTATATTACAGAAATAAAAGATAAAGAAGGAGAAGTTCTTGATATTGGTTATCCATTAATTCAGAATTCTGGTACCCTTCATTTTTCAGATGCTTTTAGATTAGATCTAGCTAGTCAATTAAAAATAGAAATACCTTGGACTTCTATGAATCCTGATTTACATTTGTCTGATGAAGAAAAGGATGATAATGTAGTAAAAAAATTAAGTGGTTATGGAGGTAAATATTGGGTTCTTAATGCTGGATATAAAGCAGATGTGATTTTAAAACATTATCCATTTTGGCAAGAAGTTATAGATTTATTAAAGAATGATATTCAGATTGTTCAAGTTGGAGCAAAACAAGATAATCATGATAATTATGATAATGTGATAAATCTGGTAGGAAAAACTTCTTTAAGAGATTTAATAAAAACAATTTATTGGTCTGAAGGAACAATAGGTCCTATTTCGTGTCAAATGGTTTTTGCTGCTGCATTTAATAAACCAGCTGTTGTGTTGGCTGGTGGAAAAGAACCACCTAGATGGCAAGCTTATAATTATCATAGATATTTATCTGTTTGTGGAACCTTGAAATGTGCGCCTGGGAATGGATGTTGGAAAGCAAAATATGAAGATTGTATTAATAGGGTAGGAAATATACCTAGATGTTTTGCTATGATATCACCTGAGGAGGTGGCTAAAAATGTTTTACTTTATTATGAAGGGGGAATATTGAATCATTAAAATTTATATCTAAAACTTTTTACAATAATCTATAAAATTTAATTTATAAAAAAAGGAATAAAAAATGAAAGACCCAAAAGTTATAGTAGAGGAAATGAATAAGGTATTAAAGCAATTAAATGATGCTGATGGTTTTTATGTTATGATAACTAAAAGAAATGGAAAAAAATTAAATCATTGGGACGGTTATATAAATATGAGTAATGAAGATATAGAAGGTAGTCTTAGAGAAGTTTCTAAATCAAATGGCATACAAGACATTCCTCATATAATGCAAGTAAAAAGAAAGTTTAGTTAAAAATGTTAATTCAGGAATATAGTATTAAAAAAGTCTCCGATATTTTAAGGTTTGAGAAGCCTCATAAAGTTTGTTTAATTTTTTGGCATGGGCTTGGTGATTTAATTATGTTTATCCCATGTTTAAAGAAACTTAGAAAATTATTTCATGATATTCAAATAGATATAGCATTACAAGCTGGAATAGGTCAAGAAGAATTAATTCCAAATGCTTTGCTCATTAAAAATGCGAATAGAAAAATAGATGGATATGATTATACGTTTCAAATTCATTTCCCTATGTGTGAAGGAAGTAATGGATTATGGACGAAATCAGAATGGTGTTGTAAAAGTGAATTAGGAATAGATCCTGTATCCGATTACCCTAAAATAAAAAAATGTAAAAGTAGATTAGTTGCTTGTCATTTTCAGGCAACTGCTTTACCAGGATGTTGTAATCCTACAGAAGAAGTAGCTAATTTAATTTGGAATGAAGTTATAGAAGCTGGTTTTATTCCAATAGAATCTTTATTTCAGCATAAATATTTTAATCCTGTAAATGCTAAATTTGGTTTTATTGATAGACATGTGAGAGGAATTAGTTCTAGTATTGACAGATTAATAGGATTATTACAGAATTGTTTTGCTTCTATTTGTGTTGCTTCTGGTAATTTATGTTTGAGTTTATCTATAATGCAAGAAAGAACTTTATATTTAAAGAAAAATTTTGAAATAAAATCATATACAAAGAAGGATATTTCTTTTGTTGATGTAAATAGATATGAAAAAGGAAGTGTAAAGAAATGGTTGGAGGGGATTAATGGCTAAATATTCTCATGGATATGAGATCAGAAAAGGTACATGGCAAGATGCTAGATTGAAAATGATTGGGTGGAAATATTTTAAAGAAAAAAGAGTCCTGGATATAGGTTGTGCTCATGGAATATTATCTATGCAAGCTAAGAAATATGGAGCTTCTTATGTTGAAGGTTGTGATATCAAAGGGATTTTAGAAACTGCTAAAGTTGAAGCAAATCGTTTAAATTTAGATATAAATTTTAGAGATGTGAATGTTGAAAGTGAAAAATTTAAATCTGAAAGTCTTATGTTTGATATTACATTTTTTTGTTCTATTCTAAATCATATGAAGGATAAAGTTGCTATGGTACAATGGATAGATCGACATACTCGAAAAAAATTATTTTGTGAAACAAATTATAGAAATGATAAAGATAAATTTATACAATTTATGAAAAAATATACATCTTTTGCAAAATATACATATCGAGGAGATAGTGGGGATATTCCAAATACATATCATTTATTTGAATGTTCTAGAAATGCTGGAGATTCTATAATAGATCAATTTGAAGATATTTCTGTACAAATGATAGATATTGAAAAAATAGTATATAGAGATAATTATAATAAATTATCAGATTGCACTTGTGCTTATATTTCTAGTTTAGCAGAAAACATAAAAAGAAATGGAATGGTATGTCCATTAGCTGTTATTAAAAGTATAAAAAAAGAAGGATTTTATAATGTATGGGAAGGTGGACATAGATTTTGGGCAGCTAAATTATTGAATTATAATCAAATACCTTGTAAGGTAGTAAAAAAAGAAAGACGATAATAATGTATGCTATTGTAATGACTAATACAGGAAGACCTCCTGCTTATGGAGTAAATGCTTTTTTAAATGGATTAGATTATTATGGACATGATAATATTGATTTCTATCTATTACAGGGTGGGATGAATCAGGATTATTTATCTGTTTTAAGGAATAAACCTTTTATTTATGATGTTAAAATAATAGACATAAATGATTTAAAGAAACGATATCCTAATCATTTTAACCCTAAAGAAAATGCATGGTATGCTAAATTTTATAGATATCAGTTTGCTTCAGAATTAACAAATTATGATGCTGTTATGATAGTTGATTCTGATATGTGTTGTGTAAATAATGTTACTCAGTTTTTTGAAATAGCTCATAAGACAGGATTATTTATAACTCCAAATAATAATTGGGGAATGGAAATAGATAAGTATAATATAGATGGTGTTAATGGAGCAGCTAGTCCTCCATTACATAATATGCCATGTTTTTTTGATCCAGTTAAATGGGAAAAAGTTTTAACAGCTGTCATTCCATTTAATCTAAAAAGAAAAGCTGGTGGGGATATGATGACTTTATTTCATTGTCACCATAATTTAAAAACATTAGATAGAATTCATATCTTACCAAATAACCTTTGGCTTCAAACAGGATTCTATGATAGAACTTTAAAGAAAATAAATACTGGCAAAAGATATATTAGTGATCATGGAGATAGACTTAATATGTTCCATCGAAGATGGTGGATGAAAAAAGTTTGTGATAAGTTTGTTGGGGACATTAAACAAGACAACTTTAAAAAAATAGGAAGGAATAATGTAGATATTTTTTATGATTTCTACAGTTATTTTAATAAATCATGGAAAGTTATATTAGATGGGCAATAGAATATTATGAAAAAGCTCTAAGAGCCAAAACTTCAGCAAAGATATTATGGGATAGTAGAAGTATTCATAGAAAAGATTGGTTAGTATTAAAAAAGTTTTTTAAGGAATACCCTATTAAAACAGTTTTGGAATATGGATGTGGGTTGTCTACTGAATTAATGGTTTTAGAAGGATTAAAAGTAAAATCTTTAGAAACTATAGAATATTGGGCAGATACATGTAGAAAAGTAATAGGAAATGAAATAATTTTTTATAAAGAAGGGGATTTACCTCATATAGAAGGGATGTTTGATATAGCTTTTGTAGATGGTCCTAAAACAAAAAGAACAAAATCCATATTACATGCTATGGAACATTCAAATATAATTTATTTACATGATTTAAGGCCAACAGAAGTGGCTTTATTAGATAATTGGAAAATAATAGAAAAATATGGGAATCATTTCTATGAAAAATAAATATGCATTTGTGGTAGGAGCTTCTGAAAATTATGCTCCTGGATTAATAGCGTTATGTAATAGTGTAAGTAAGTTTCATAATAATGTGGATATTAGATTATTGGATTATAATTTATCTGAAGATACTATTTCAAAATTAGAAAAAATAGATGTTATTCTTCATATCCAAAAATCAATAAATAAAAATCAAATATTAGCTACAGCAATAGAACGATTTGAATATGCCTATTTTTTAGGACAATATTATGATGCCGTATGTTTAATGGATGCTGATTTATTTCTAACAACTGATTGTAATACATTTTTTGATGCAGCTTCTAAAGGTTTTATTGTGACTGGTAGTAATGGGATGTTAATTAATTTTAATGAAGATCATCAGAAAAAATATAATGTAGATTTAAATTGTAAGGATTATTTTCATACGAAAGTACATACTACAGTTCCAATTTTTATAAATAAGGATAATTTGGATTGGTTTAAATTATTATATGATTCTAAAAGGATAGATCATTTTGATGATTTTCTATACCTAAACATATTAGGAATAAAATTAAATAAATGTAAGAAAATGATAACAATGCCTCCTTATTGCTTTACAGGGATTCATCATTTCAATCTAAAACCTGTTACTGGTATTATAAGGAAAGAAAATTTAATATTAGCTGGTACAGAAGAACAAGTTTATATGATTCATGGTAAATGGTGGGATAAAGGTTGGTATGATGATTTAATGTTGGTGATGGAAAAATATTTTAAAGATAATAATTTTAGTGATTTACAAAGAGAATGGGCATTACGTTCTAGAAAAATAATGTTACAGGAATTTGATAGATATTATAAAGAAATATAGATATTTTAGATTTAATAGAATTAATTTGTAGTAAGAAGGAATTAGGGAGGATATAAACAATATATGAGTGATTTTGGCAACTTCCAAATGGTTATTGATATTGGGGATGAGGGTACATATGATACTAGTCGTACTAGTGATCCTACAGTAATTCTTGATGGAAGTACTTATAAATGTTGGTATGCTGGATATGATGGGACAAATTGGAGAATCATATATTGTGATAGTGGAGATGGAAAAAATTGGTCTAATCATCAAATGGTTATTAATAAAGGGGATGAAGGTATATATGATACTGCTCATGCTAATTCTCCTGCGGTAATTAAAGATGGAAGTACTTATAAATGTTGGTATACTGGATATGATGGGACAAATTGGAGAATCATATATTGTGATAGTGGAGATGGTACAAATTGGTCTAATCATCAAATGGTTATTGATATTGGAGATGAAGGAACATATGATACTAAGTATTGTTATGCTCCTACAGTAGTTCTTGATGAAAGTACTTATAAATGTTGGTATGCTGGAAAAGATAATACAAATTATAGAGTCATATATTGTGATAGTGGAGATGGTAAAGCTTGGTCTAATCATTCTATGGTTATCGATAAAGGGGATGAAGGTACATATGATACTATTCATGCTAATACTCCTTTTGTAATTCTCAATGAAAGTATTTTCAAATGCTGGTATTCTGGATATGATGGGACAAATGCCCATTATAGAATTATATATGCTGATACTTTTAGTTCTTCAAGTTCAAGTTTTAGTTCTAGTAGTTCTAGTTCTTCAAGTTCAAGTTTTAGTTCTAGTAGTTCTAGTTCTTCAAGTTTAAGTTTTAGTTCTAGTAGTTCTAGTTCTTCAAGTTTAAGTTTTAGTTCTAGTAGTTCTAGTTCAAGTAGCTTT